GAATCAACTGGCGGTAACGATACCCCCAGCTCTTTCTCAATATCTCTTCTGTACTGGAAGGCCACATGTTCCGCTATGTGCGCGGTAAGGGCAGCCTGTTTCATCTGGGCATCAGGGGCCAGATTAAGCAATTCGGCCAGTTTCGGATCGTTCATAGCCGATACATGCGCCTCTATATGGGCTGCATGATCCTGATATATAAAGGCTTTCACCGGCTCGCCAATCATCAAGTCCATGTTCTCCGAGATCGGATCGGTTGGCTTCATATCGTCCGTACTCGGCACGATCTTGTCTGCATCCCTGATTCCAAGAACTTCCAGCATCTGGCGGTGCAAAAGGGGCAGGTCATACATCTGCGGAGCCTGTGCAGACAACTGAAGGGCTGCCTGATACTGCATAATCCGCTGCGCCATAGTCCCTGAATTGGGATCACTGACCGGAATGATGTCTATACGGTCATCAAAGTCCTCGGTAGTGATGGCGTTCTCTTCACTGCCGTAGGGGTATTCATTAGGGCCGTGATCCTTGACAATACCGGACAGAATTTTAAGTTCTGTCTTCATTGCCGCGTGGACACGGGCCTGCACCGCGCTCAATACCTTCATTTCGCGCTCAAGCAGCGCAAGAGTCGTGCCAACTGGCGCCTCTCCGTTGATATCAGCCGCTTTTACGTCGGCTGCGGAGGCAAAACGCCTGCCATCCTGCACAATTTCCTGCAACATCTGGTGAAGTACGGCAGATGGCTCTTTATAGGGTAAAAAGGTGATATTGTCGCGGATTACACCGCCGGGAACGTCCACATCGCGGAATTCTCCGGGCATAATCGGCGAATCATCGCCCTTAATTCGTAATCCACGGGCTTTCAGGCCACCGGGAAGGTTAGCCAGCGTTCCTGCGTCAACTAATTGACGTAACAGGGAGGTTGCCGACTTGGTCAAGCCCCCAATCATGTGTACCAGACCGAATCCGTAGAAGCCAAGGCCCGGTAAGTACTGGTAATGGACAAAATGTTGACGCTTTAGCTTTAATTCGTCATCTTCATGCCAGTTACGGCGGATCGCCAGCACCTGATTGGAGCTTTTGTCCACGGTAATGACATAAGGCAACCCGATTTTAGTCGGTTCGCCGTTATCCAAGTCCTCAAAACCGGGTAAATCCACGCTTACCATAATCTCAAGCAGCGTATGTCGTTGATCTACCTCGTAATTAGGGCTATCCCCAGTGAGTTTGCTGTACTTGGCCGCTATTTCAGTAGTATCAGGTGCTGGTGCAGGCAACTCAATGTCTGCATAGAACCCCATCTGCTGTAATTTCAGTACCTCGTTAGGGGTTTTCTTCATTACATGGGTGGCACGCTCACAGGTTTCGAGGTCTGCCGCCCCATAACTAACTACAAAGTCCTCAGCCGGTACAAACATAGAGCAGGGTCGCCCCATATTAGGGTCGTAATAGACTTTCCTGAAAGCCGAACCTGCAATGGGTAAAGAGAAAAGAAGCTTTTCTGTTTCACCACGGTATTCAGTCATCTCTACCGTCATCAGGTAGTTTAGGTAATCCTGTACACGGTCTGCCTGCTTGGACTTCTTATCGGTAATCTCACCAAGGATCGTGGTCTTGGCTGGGCCGCTGGCAGGGAATATCTCCATGATGGTTTGCGACTGGAACCTCACCACCGCCTCGGCAAGCAGTGGGTGAAAAACCCCACATGCCCCGTCCCACGGGGTGGTTCTGTCTTCAAAGCGCATTCCCAGCAGGTCGAGTCCCTTGATATAGGACTCTTCCCAGTCATGACGGCTTTCCTTGTCTGCGTTATATAGGTTGACCAGCTCACTGCCGAGCTTCATCAGCTCGGTATGATCCATAAATTCAGCAAGGTTATCACCGTGTTCGGTGCTTACCTCATCAGCATTGGGGTCAAAATCCACAACAACGGAACCGTCTTCATCGGTAATGCTCACCGATTCAGGGTTCACTATCTCAATCTGGAGTTCGTCTTCCTCCGGTTCTTCCAGAGGATATACGCCTAGCGGTCGGTCTATTGCCACTACACAATTTCCCTGAACTGACCACCTCTGGTTGCCGCACCCATACCACGCGCTGTAATAGTCTTGGTCTTGGGTTCACCCATATTCAGATTAACGGCTGTAGGAGAAGGGGCGCGTCCCCCGGCTCTCCTCTTGACCCGCTTGTTGCCTTTATCCATCGTGCCGACAGCGGCATACTTGCGGCGACCACTGGCTTTCTCCATCCCTTCACTTTCCTTGCGACGGCCTGCCATTCCACCCTTGGCCTTCTTGATCATCTTCCCAGTAAGGACATCCTCTCCCATCGCCATGCGTTTATGCTGGTTAATCTCAGGAGACAGCGTAGCCGACTTCTTGGTGGTGCGCTTGGTCTTGGAGCGAGACTTTTTCTTGCGGTTGCGTTCACCCAAAGACTCATCGAGTCTGGCGTTATAGCCCTGTTTCTTCATATGAATTTCGCTCCTTTCTTACGAGGAATCCTTCCGCCGGTTTTAAATCCAACACGACCACCGCTCGCCCAAGGCGCAACAGATGGTGGCACTAATCCGGCTCTATCAGGGCCACGGGGTGAGGTCGGATAACGTACCGCTGCTCTCCGATTAACGGCAGCAATCGCTGCCTGAATGGCGGCTGGGTCGACGTTTATAGATGGGCTAAATGCGGCAGCCTGTCTGCCGATAGCACCACCGTACTGATATCCTCTAGCCCTGCGATCTCCCAAATAGTGGCGCAATGAACGAAAGCGTTGGTTAGGATCATCGCCATGCGGAATCCGCCTTGCAATCGCTGGCCCCATCGCGGCAGCTTGCCGTCCTATAGCACCACCGTACTGGTAGCCTGCTGCCTCACGGCGCAGCCTGTGCATCTCGTCACGGGCATTACGCTCACGGGAACCAACCCGCGCTAACTGATCGCGTCTGTCCCTGCGTTCAGCCGCATCATGTGGCCTTCTGGCCCTGACCCGGCGCAGCTCATCGGCTGCATTATCCTGTACGCCAATAACTCTGGCTTCTTCATCCCGAAGGTTTCTACCGCCTCGGCGGTATCCCTTGCGTACTCCACCACCGGGTTTCTTGGCGGTGCTTTTGTAATAGGTTGGCATAATCTTGACCTTTAAATAATTAGTGGGAGGTTGGCGGCGCTCCTTCATCGGCTCGCTGCTTCATATGATAACTATGCTCTAAAGCATTAATAGCCTCCTGAACCTTCCGGTATATACCATCAAGGATCGCGGGAACCTCCTGACGAGGCCAGCTTTTCGGGGCTATCAGTCGTTTAGGATATTTCTTTCTATGCTCTCGGCTTAGAAATCTGGCTTCCTCTGCATCTAGCTCAAAACCAACAGTGGCTTCATTTGAGCTAAACGTTACCAAAAATGTATCAATTCGCCTGTGTATTCTCTTTGGTTTGACAGGAGCAACAGTCTCTTCGTAGCGCTCCAGCGTGACATAGGGGAAACAGTTACTGTGGTATTTGTGATCATGCCTGAAGGTAAAGTTATTACGTTTCAGGTCATGGACGCACATATCAATGATTGCCCCCAGAATATCATCATTACCGGCAAGGGCTACACCACAACTGGCTTGTTTCCTCTGGTCTTGTTCTCTTTCGTTATTCAGGGCTTGTTGAACTTCTTCTGGCAACGAATCAAAATCAACCTTCTCATAACCTGACGCACTGAATATACCCACCTTATATGTATCTGCTGGGCCTTTCCCAAAGGTGATCTTTGGGTCGGCATCCTTGCGCTGATAAACCCTAGCTGACACACCATCACCAAGGTCAGTGGTTTTAGCTTCCAGCTCACCTCCTTTAAGCATGGTTTTATCAAAATCTTTAATCCACTTCTCATACTCTTCGTCAGTCATAGTGCTTCCCCTTCTAGACGCTCTAGCACAGCCAGAGCATTAGCAAGGTTTAACACCGCTTGCGAGGATTTCATGGAAGCATCTGATGACGGGGTCTTGTATGATTTTATTTCTCTGGCTATTTCTTCTATGGCTTCTTTTATTTCACTCTTCATAGGGTTCTAACTCCTGTGATTAATGTTAGTGGGTGGGAGTGGCTACTTGCAGGGTTCCGATAGATTAACCCGTGGAATTGCACCACTATTACACTCCCGTAAACCTAGTAGTAATCCCCCTTGCGGGTCAGTTTTGGCTCGTCATCTGCCTCGTCGCTGCCGAGACTTAGAAAGCCGCCCTGTCTGAATCTTAACAGCGCCTGGGTAGATGAATCGACGAGATCGTCATGCTCCCCTGCGGGGAATGCCGCAAACTCGTTCATCACCTCTTCCGCGAAGCGGTGTTCAGGACACCACACCACCCCGGACGCAAACAGGTCTGCCACGGCGTTAACCCTGGCGATCTTGTCATTTCCCCGTGATGGAGTAAATTCGGAAACCGGAATGCCCATCGCCCTTAATTCAAAGATCAATGGCATGCCAGCCGCTTTCGCCTCGACAATAAACGCATCAGGTTGTACCTCCTGATACTTCTCATAGGCGGTTTTCTTGAGTTCTGGAAATTCAAGGCGCTCCTTGAATGCATCCAGCAGGATGATATTGGGTGTGGTTATCCCCTCATCATTGGGTTTTGAGAAAACACCCCATGTGGTGCAGGCGGAATAGTCCGACCGCTGGGTCTTGAGAAATGCCGTGTCCCATGACTGGATAACAAAATCACACTGTGGCGGGGAATCCGGTTCCCAGATGTTCCACCACTCACGCTTTACCAGCGCGCCTTCCTCTGCGGTAGGGTTCTGCTGATACTGGGCAGTCCACTTCGACGCAGGTAGCTCATTACGCAAAGAGATAAGCTCTTCAAGCCCCCAGAACTGGGGCCATAAAGCCTTTTCTTTTGGTTGGTTTTCGTACATAATTGCAGGAAATTCAATGACTTCCCACTGATCGGTTCCTTCCCGCTGAGTAGAAGCCTTGATGATCTTTCCTGTCAGGTCGCGCATGTGCCACCGTGTCATAACGATGACAATTGCACCTCCTGGTTGTAAACGCTGGCGAGGGCCGGATGTATACCAGTCATAGGTTTTATCAAATACCGAGGGATCAGCGCTTTGACCTTCCTGCTCACTATGAGGGTCGTCAATGATAAGCAGGTCTGCACCTTTACCGGTAACCGCACCACCAACACCGATAGCGAAGTATTCACCGCCTTTGTTGGTACTCCAGCGCCCAGCCGCTTTGGAGTCAGCCTGTAATGCCAGCTCTGGGAAAATTTTCTTGAAATCTACGTCATCGACGAGGTTACGAACCTTTCTGCCGAAACCAACTGATAACTCCGCGGTGTGGGCAGTCTGAATAACCTTCCTGTCAGGATACTGCCCCAGGAACCATGCAGGCAGAAGATAAGAGGCAAACTCACTCTTGGTATGCCGCGGCGGCATATTAACAATCAACCGCTTCAACTCACCACGCGAAATACGCTCAAACGCATCCGCCATGATCTTGTGATGCTCACCGTCTATGAACGCAGGCCACATCATCCTTACAAAATCAAGAAAACTGCCTCTGCCAGCCTCACGCCGGGTAGCGTCATCAAGCTCTTCAAGCAGCGCCAGAATCTCATGCTGATCAGGCAATGTCATATTATCAAGATCAGCAACCAGTTCCGGGCTTATGTTCACATAGCATCCTGAGAGTTAAAACCATGCACACTCTAGTGTCACACTAGTAGTGTCACACCAGGTTAACATCATAAATAATAAAAAACCCTATAACATCATACTCACGTTCACACACTATCGTTCACATACTATACGATGGTGTACGGTAACATCCTCTCCACATAACTCTAACCAATTTTACCATATAGTGCCTATTGACAAATTCACTGTCAACTATAAAAACCTTCAAAAATTTGAAAATAATTTTGTTGGGCAGGGACTCCTATGCGTTTATTGACATAATAGGGGGGTAGTCAAAAATATAGAATCGTTTGTGGGGAACTATGTCTCCGTAGTTTGGTGGGTGTTTCCTGGCACAGGGGGGGGTGGGGGTATTGACCTGATGGCATGCTGGGAATTGAGAGGCTAGGGTTGTGGGCAGTGCTATGAATGTGGGACATGTGGCACTGTTGGGATCGTATGGTAGCAGGTAGCACACTTACTGCTGACCATCAGCTATTGTTGACCACTCGTTCTAGTGTACTTGATCAGTGTCAGTGTCCAATGCTTTGTTACGTTGTGCAATCTCACGCAACCTCACCTCAATCTGTGCTGCTATCTCTTCACTGCTACGTTCGTTACCTCGGACCTCGACAACCTCGGTGAAGACTCCGCAACTTTTACCCAAGAGCTCCAGAGCTCGGATGCGATTGCTGTCCTTTGGCTCTGCATTAGTGGAATAGTGTTCCAATCGTTCAAGAACTTTCTGCTTGGTAGACAGTCCCTTCGAGAGCTGGGAGGCTTGTTCAGAAGCCATTCTCCTATCCCTTAGCTCGTTTATCATTGTGGCGATAGTGGGGTTAGCAGCTAGTCTGGTTGCTTCGCGTCTTATGGTAGAGGCTGCCATATTTTCACAGTCATAGGCGGAACGATATGCACTGGTGAGCTGGAGACCTTGACTACCCACTGCGATAGAGAACAAGCGCTGTTTATCTGTGAGCCCGTCGCGTCGTTTACCCATGCTGTGTTTACTCCAGCCTGATTCGATTGGAGTGAGGATACACTGCCGAGAGCCCCGCTGCAACGCGAGGGAAAACCGGACCGCCGCTGACGGCCTTCTGAGACCGTCCGCTAGACGATCCACTTGCCCTTAGCACTACTATTAATTCTTTAACCATCATCAGCAGGAGTGATTGTGTGAAGGAAAATATCAGAGACCATATGCAAATAATCCAGTTATTAGGCGTGATAATTGTTGCGCTCATAGGCAATAGGGAGTAGACTTCCCTCAGTAGTTAATTTCAACCAAATGAGAATGATTCTCAATAAGGAAAATGAGGCGAGGCGGACAGGGATAGCCGCCAAACCTCAAAGGACCAACGATATGCCTACATCATCAACAGCCGAATTAGTGGCGACCCCCGCACAAGCCGAATCATGGGTAACAACCCAAGGTACTTTCCATCGTGGCAATCCCCGCGCATGGTTGCAGTTCAACCACACGCACCCCGCAGCTCAGGCTGGCTTCGTTGCCAACGCCCGCTACGACATCGAGTATCTGCCCGACTTCGTTATATTAACCCTCAAGCCAGAAGGCAAACGCAAGGTCAGCAATACCTCGCGTGGCGCTACTCTGGATATCAACTGCCGTGCAACCAAGCAGTACGATTGGACCCGCGGTATCTACTGGCAAATCGAGCAGGGACTCATCATCATCCGCGCCGCTGTCTAGATTCAATCCACCATAGCCGATCCAGAACCCAGCCCAGCGCTGGGTTTCTGGGTGAGAGACACAGGAGAATATATGAATATCTTAATCGACATTGTTATTAAACGAGTGACCGGCAACGAATCTGGATTTGCCAACACACCAACTGGCTGGGGAATATTTCTGAATCACCACGGCCAATCTGAACTGGCCCACTTCTATGCCACGCAGCAACAGGCAACAGAACAGGCCGAATACATTGTAGCGAAAGCTAGAAGGGGCGAGCTCACTATCGATTGCCGATAGAGAGACCAACCCATCATCAACGAGGACTAACGATATGTTACCAGCCCAATATTGTCGAATAGAGACCGCCGCCGGAGGCGTCGGATGTACTCATAGGGAATTCATCCGCGCATGCCACGGAGTGCTAAGTGCCAAAGGTAAATCCAGAGGCAGCCGCACTTGGCGGCATGAATGGATTCGAGAGGGATTTACCCATCTCGAAAATTCTAGAAGACTTTTCTATAAGGTCGCGACCGGCTCAGCTTCTCGGTGCATCATCAATTAATCAACCAACGAGGACCAACGATATGACTGACACTTGCCCACTATGTAAAGAATCTGGACTAACTCCAGATGACTTTGAAAACCTGCCATTCCCTAGTGACTTTCTTCACACTAGATTTAACACGCCACAGACTCCAGCTAATACATTAGTGTGTATCGGTTGCGCGGAAGGCGAATTTGAAAAGAAGTGCGATGAAGCTGCACAGCGTTATCTGGATGATTTGGTAGGCACTTAATATCAAATAACCTTCAATCCACATAGCACAAACCAGAACCCAGCCCAGCGCTGGGTTTCTGGGTGAAAGCAACCAACGAGGACCAACGATATGACTGACACTACCATTAGAAGGGACTGCCCCCCATTTGTCCCCTACCTGAGACTGCGTGTTGTTGCAGAACAATACAGAACAAGTTTAAGGGCGAATGACAATGACGAGGCTCCAAGTTACAGGGGCAGCGACGGAATCAGGCGAAGGATTAATTCTGATTATTACGTTGTCGCGGAATTCTCGGACGGCCAATCATTTGCCGGACCAACGCGGTTCGGCACTCGAACTCAAGCTGATGCAATAGTCAAGTATCTCCGCAACCTTAACTATTTTTTCGATCCCAAGGACGCAGAGAAATTTAACTGGAAACCATACACCAGCTTGCCATCTGAGACTCTACACGAAGAGCTCCAGCGTAGGGGTTATCACCGACAATGGATAGGGGATAACAAGGACTAACCCTCAACCCACATAGCCCAAACCGAGCCCCGCTTAACTGCGGGTTCCTCGGTGAAAGACATCGGTACAGGCTCTGCCTGGAACCGGGCAAAAAATAAATCCGTACACCGCAGTGGTTGGTGTACTTCAACCGAGGACAAACATAATGACATACACAATTGATGACATCGAGAAGGGGTATTGCCAGATAGATGGCGGCACTGTCTATGAATGTTACTTTCCGAAAGAGCGCCAGTACTGGAACGGCTGGGCTGTCCCTGCCGGACTAACGGCAAAATCATTGTGCGATTTTATCGATGAATCGATGAGGTGTTACAGCCCGACAGATAACCCCGAAGACCACATAGCACGGGATGAATGGTGCGTTGACTTGCTGACCAGCATTCGCCCCTATGAGTATGGCGGCCTCACCATCTACGCAGTTGGTGACGGCCTCATCTGGGATGAAGTGAATCAATCAGGAGAACCAATATGAGCATAGCAATAGGGGATGCCTTCCTAGTGAAAGGCGGTTGCAACAGCCACGGGGCTGGGACACAGCTAGCAGTGGTCCGAAAGATTACGAAGCAGGGGAACGTCTACTGTTTCAAAATCTCCAAGCGTACCGCCAGTGTCGTGGCACGCAACTATCGCTTGGATACAAACCATGTGATTGAAGCCGTTGACTTCAACAAATGGATTGCACATCAACAACATCCAAAGGGAGCTCGCCTTGTGCGACAGCTCGCAGAGATCACCGAAAATGAAAAACAAGGAGATACATAATGACTGACAGACTAACAGTTAAAAACGTGAAGCACAGCGAGTTCGCATCGCATGAAACTTACTGCTTTGAATGCTCGGTTTATTTCGACGGGATCAAGGTTGCCACAGCGGATAACGAGGGGCGTGGCGGCCAGACTTTTGTTTCCTTCACTGATCGGGATGCAGAGAAAAAAGTACGAGCATGGGAGAAGGAACAGCCCAAGATTGTCTCCGAGTACAAGAGCCATAAGGACGATGATGAATTCTTGAGCTACCCCTTCAGTTTGGAGAGTGCCATTGATCCATTGGTAGGTGATTTTATTACTGAGCGCGACCTAAAACGAAAGCTGAAAACAAAGCTCCTCATTGCCGATGATGAATGCAGTAAGGGAGAATTTTATACTTGGACGCTGAATAAATTTGGTCAGCTACCCATTGATGAGGTAGCTAACATTGTCCTTTCTGGGAACAAGTTCAAAAATCCTGTGGTTCTTAATCTGCTGCCTTTCGAGGAAGCCCTGAAAAAATGGGGGAATAACTAACATGCCATACATCAACTATAGCGGAGCGCCTTGCGGCCAATGCGGAAAGCATGGCGAGCACAAGACAACATGCCATCACTGCGGACGGGGCGAGCACATCGCCCAGCTTTCGTTCAAAGATTTCCAAGCGTCGAAACAATTCATTGAAGAGGATACCCCGTATAACGAGTTCGAGGGAACTTACCGCGGGTATGTCTATCTCGTTGGGGAAAACATCGGGGAAGCCCGAACCAGCCATCTCAATGAGAAGGAGCGCTACGATCTGGAATATCGTTCTGCCTGGGGAGACGATGCACCAAGTCATCTGCTCCCCTACTTCCACATACTACAGGTGGATTCACCTTACGATGAGGACGAGGACAAGGGTCACTGGCTGCTCACGATTGAACAAGAGAGCCTGTATGGGGATCAGCTCGAAGCCCTCGAACACAAACTGTATGAATGGGTATGCGGCGAGTTGTTCCTAGACGAGATTGGCCGCGATGAATTTAATTATGGCCGCACCAAAACTCAACCACTGGAGGACAAAGAAGATGACTGAAATACTCCTTGCTTTTATGAGAGAAAAGTTGCGCGAGTCGGGTGACCCCCATCTTGTGCAACTTGAGAGCGAGTTGAATGACTCGCAGTTATTAACCGTCATCAAGGCTTTCAGCTCTGATGACTCTACCGAGGCAGTGGATTCTGCCTAACCCGATGCCCCTCAACTCAGGCGCTGCATAACTTATATAACAAGGCAGGCGTGAGGCGAGGGGCATAAACTCAACCACAGGACTAATATGAAATATTTATCGGACTACACCTCAGCAGCCCAAACCGAACTATTTAAATCTAGCGGAGTTATCTTTGCTTTCAGCCAACAACAATTTGATGAGCAAAAAAAAGACGGCGTTAAATATGTGCTGGTAGGCGCTGGCCTGATCTGCCCGAAAGCGAACATAGACGAGTTGCACAATGGGCTGGATTCAATACAGGCCGCTGGAGTGGCGGCAGACATCAGCGAGAACGGCGTGAAAGCAATCATTCACCGAGAACTGGCGAACCATGAAGCACAGATAAGTTGCAGTTGTAGCGACACTATAGAGGCGCTCGCAGATTATCCTAGTATCACGCCCGAAATGATACGCGCCGAATACCCAGCATACTTCGACCATTGCGTTAAAAATAACTTCTTCTGATATGAAGAGACTTGGGGGTTTTAAGATGAAAACAATTGAACATCCGAAAGCAATCGCGCTGACAAGTTTGCCACGCAGTGAGGAACACCCAACTTGGCAACCGCGCTTGGTTGCCAAAAAACAACATGGCCCCATCGCGTCCAGAAAGTACGAATACTTCTGGATGATCCGCGCCTACGGCGGTTTGTTTTTTGAAGGGAAGGAAGCCAATGCACTGCAAACAAGATTCCGAATTAAAAACCCGACAGTAAATTTACTGACGGTGAAAAGTAAAAGTGCAGTACTAAAACTTTTCAAAGAAGTAGATGTGGCACGATGCACATCAGCAATTCCCAAATCACTTTGGGGAAAATTTCACTTTAGCTCATCAACCAAAGGACAAGCCTCATGAATAAAGCTAACGTTACACTAACCGAATGGCAAGTGCATTACTTCGACAAGCCAGAAGGTGAACGCCACAGCCCGTCAGACTTCGGCGGTGAATATGAATTTTTCTATGAAAAGGAAAGAGCTTTCACCTTCGCCATAAATCGCGCCGAAACTTGCTCCGACGTTAGCGTCACCAAACTGGAGGATACTGCTCCGGTGGCAGTGTGGCGCGGGGAGCGCTCATACGAATGGGTAGGAAATATCGAGCTGGCGGATGATGACAATCTCTACATGGTCAATTTCACCCAGCACGATGCCCCAGAAGACCGAGCAGAAACACTTGATGATGTTATGGACGCTGTCGATGATGTCGTCGTGTCAGGCTGGGGAAAATATGCAGGCAAGAAAGGATGGCAGTTATCCCCCAAATTACGCTCCGACGTTAATCAGTACATTAAGAAGTATCGCTCTATCAATATTGAGTTCTGGAATTCAAACCAAGTCTACAACCCAACCACTGGAGAAACCTCATGAATAACTATGCATTTGAGTTCAACAACAAGGTTATCACCTTGACTAAATTACTCACCGTACTGGGTATTGACTTCAAAGGTCAGCCCACTACCCGTGATCTTTTCAGCATCAAGGAAGAGATCGCTACCATATTCGAGCTTGAGCTCGATGACGTTGTGGTTACCAGCAACGGGAGCCCGCTTCTATGAAACTGATAAAAGCTAGAAAAGCTGGTACTTGCCATCAATGCAAGCGCCCTATTAATAAGGGAGACCACTACGTCCGCCGGTCAAGTCGAATAGGTAGACCTCAGGATTCTCACATGAAAAATATTGATGGGATTCCTACGATGATTATGACGGGAATTACGATTGCCACCAAAGTATGTAAGCAATGCGTGGAGGGAGAATGAATCTATATCGAGCAATGCAAGTCGTGGAAGGCCTCTACGAGCCCGACTACGAAGATGAAATCACCGATGCTTGGCAGCATCTTCATGACACGCGGGTAGCGTACAGCTTACAGGGCTGGTACGGGCGAACCTGTGTCCAGCTACTGGAAGCTGGGATAATCACCGACATAGGGGGGCGCTGGTCAGTGGAAGTCTCGCCTTCTGAACTTCACTAACAACCAACTGGAGAAAGATAATGAAAGAAGTAATAAAGTGGGACGATGAAAAAACGATGGCCTACCAGCCAGCCGATATTGAAAAGTTGCGGCCGGTGTTTGCTACGGCCACGGAGATTTGGTATCAAACATGGAAGGAACAGGGGGCCACCGACGAGGGGTCATGTTGCGGGGGCAAAGGTATCCAAGTCGTATACCTCGGCAAGCGCAAACGCAATTGGGAATGTAAAACAGTAGTGCTTTCACCCCCTGTGCAGGGGAATGTCTCAGCACACAGATCGGTAGGTCCGGCGCTTGAATATCTCAAGTCCGAAGGTGTGGACGCTACCTACTACGATGGTTGGATGGACTAAGGGGAGATACATTATGAGCAGTCAGGACACCATGAGATTGAGCACCGAGCTAATTGAACAGGCGAGACTTACCAAATTCAAGGTAAGCTGGCATGGTTGTTACGATGCCGAACCCAGAACCAATACCCTGGATGAGATTATCGGTGACCTTTCGCCTTTCTTTGCAGATAGAGATGTTGGATTCTCTTTTGAGCCTGAGTTCATTTATGAGCTCTGTGATTTGAATATTGATGAAGAGGCTATCTGGTGCGACATGAGCGGTGAGGTGCGCTTCACTAAATTAACTCACGGCAAAAATGGATAGGGAGGCTGAAGAATGACCAACGCTAAGAAAGAAGCTACTAAACATATGGTGGAAGGCACTCCTGAGCACACTATGAAAAAATCTTATGCAGCTATGAGCCAAGCACTGGCGGCAGCGCAAGCAAAGGACAGTGAGCTGTTTGCTAAATATAAGTCAGAACTCGATGACATAAGAGTAGTGGCTGAGAAAAGGATAGGAGTGACCCTAACTGATGACCAGTGTCTAGCTTATGTTATGCACTGGTTCAGGGGGTATATGGCACAGGTAAAAAAACGATGAGGGGACACAAGATGGATATACTGGAAGCATTAACGCGGATATGGAATGACCTTGACCGGACATGGAACGGGGATGAACGCCCCGACGATTGGGACACCACTTGCGAAGCAATGCACGCTATAATGGAAGAGGTTGGCGTGAGGTACGACGAGAACGGTGACTTGATCCCCGATGAGATTTAAAGGCGCGGGGTGGTTGAGCGGCGCTGGCGTGACGCCGTCAAAGGATGTTGGTTCCCCGCAATTCGCAGTCATGCGAACTCCGACTAGCATCCATCACGCCACTAATTCCGGTAAACACGCGCTTCTGCGTTACATTTCAGAAAGTTAGCAGGGTCATTGGGCGTGAAACGTAACGCTGCGTCGCCGTTTCACAACAACCCCTTCTCAACTAGCCGCTTTCGATTGATTTCATGAAGAGCCTTCACTGCACGTTTATGCTCGCCCGCGTAGGGAACAGCCAGTAATGATTTTACTAACAGATCATTTATGGTTCCACGCCTTCCACTTAATTTAATAGTCGCAAGGTATCTGCCAAACTTGCCCTTTGAATTGGTAGTGATCCGATAGACCTCACCCACTTTCAAATTTTTCTCAACACAGTTCTTGGCAAGGAAGCCATGTGCTTTGTGGGCCTTATCCCGGCTGCGAATTTCTGGGCAGTCGATACCGTACAATCTCACCCCCATCTTGATATGCGTATCGAACCCAACTGACATGAGTACCTCAATGGAGTCTCCGTCGATCACTCGTAAAATCTGACATTCGTATTGGTAGATGGTGGCTCCTCCTGTAGGTAGCAGTGGTTGGTGTACTTACGCAGCTCGTCGCCCGCGTGCGGTCAAACGCATCTCGCTGATCAGGTTCAGTGCCTGTTTCAAAAGTTTCAGGCCAGTGCCTGGGTAGCTGTCCTCCACCACAACCTTATGCAGAACTTCAGAGTGTTCTGGGGACAGCCTGTCATTTATCATCTTGATGGTGTATGCGTAAGGAAAATAGTAAGTCTTGCCCCCTTTGGGGGAAGCATTGACTATCATAGGTTCAAAGCTATGACTGTGTATGAACACATCAGCTTTGCTGCACTGGCCCAGAAAAAATTCTGCGGCCTGATGCTGGCTAATGCTAAGCACCTTCACCATCAACAGGACATCGATGACTGCCTGGTCACACGCCTTGATACGCGGGACTATCCCATGCTCAATGACGATAGCCCTCTTCAAAAGTCATCACTCCAGTGACCGTCAGTCACACCGGAATAGCGCTTCTCGTCATAGTCCGAATACGTTCCGTGAGTTACATCATAGCTCAGTCGGGTAGACCCGTGCTGGCCTAGCCAGCGAAACCGGCACTTCCAGCAATGTATTTCAACTGACTCCTCTGTGCGATGGACTGTGAGTCCGAGGTCGCTTTTTGCGAACCATGCTGCACTGCCGCTAATGTGGTTGCCGCCGACAACAGGATACTCACCTTTGTCATTGGGGTAGACCTTGGTCGGGTGAGCCACGAACCACACATGCAAGTCATGGGCTTTGGCGAAGGTGGTGATCTTGGTTAACATCGCACTGATCGACAGGTGTTCCTCACCTTCGCCCTGCTCGATAAAATTGTAGGGGTCTATGACAAGGCCGCGGCAGCCGGTTCTTAGAATGGCAGCCTTGGTGCGAGTGATAATAGAATCAATCGAGGAAGGCACGCCGTCCTTGTTATCGAGAAAAAGAAAATGCTCGTTGACAAATTCATACGCCTCATCGAGCTGCGCTTTGGTGATCCGCTTCTCACCTCTGAAGGATTGTTTGGTGATTTTTTCTACGAGCTTGCTGATGTGGTAGTGCGGAGGATTTTCAAAACTTGCGATGGCGAACTTCCAGTTTTCATTTTTAGCAAGATTAACCATGAGCTGGTCAACGAACTCGGACTTGCCGCTACTCGGCAGTCCGGTTATCACACTCAGTTGCCCAGGCGCGATCTTGAACAGGGGATCGAGCGAGGGAATTCCAGAGCTCACTCCACCATCGAGCCCCTTCTCGTACATGTCTTCGACTGCACCCAGATACTCCGAGGCGGTGTAGATGCCCTTGAGCGGGAGCGGTGTAGGGTTGGCGATTATCTCCCTGAGCTTCTCAGGTCCATGCTTGAGCAGCACATCGTTGCTGTCCTTGCATCCGCGTGGGTAATTCACCCTCCAGCACTTGGCTCGCCCGTCTGGGATACGCCTCGCGAGCTCCTCGGCCAAAGCTTCCCCGGCTGGGTCATCGTCGGTTGCCAGTATTATCTTCGGACACTCCAGCAGCTCACGCTCCTCCCAGAGATAGGTGAACTTTTTATCTTCATCTGGATGCACTTTACGATTGCTGACTTTGCTCGGAGCCCCGTTCGGACATGACACTGCGGTGATGCCTGCGGTAGCCAGTGCCAGAACATCCATCTCGCCCTCGCAAATGATCAGGGTATCTGGTTCCGGTGGAACGAACTCTATCCCATAGAAGGTACGAGCCGCTCCGCTCTGGGTCCACGCCTTGGTCTTCATGCTTCGCCACTTGACCGCCCGCTCGTCGGTGTCCCTGTCATAAACAAAACCGATAGCGTCCTGTTCACCGTAGTCCCGAAAAAATTTCGGGGCGCAGGCCAGACCAAACTTAGTGGCCAGAGATTCATCAATCCCACGGGCCTTCAGCCACTCGGTCATAGGGCTGAGGTTGGTGCTTGCGGGAAGAGTGACGGGTACAGGCTTGCGCCTGGGAGGAGGGCTGTAAGGCTGGCGTTGAACGCCGCCCTCGCTCTCGCAGTGATGACACTTGTACAGTATGACATCGTTTTGGACGGTAACGGACAATGATTTTTCGTTCTTTTTCTTGCGTGTTTCGCTGCACATTGGGCAGCAGATACGGCAACTTTCGGTGAAGTTACCGATGACTTCTTCGACGACCCCCATTAGGTGAACTCCTATAGATTCTTGATTAGTGACATCCCTCGCATCTTGCTTTGTAATTCGTTCATGTCGGCCATCGCATCGATTTCGTGAAGAATTTCTAGGCGGTCATAGCCGCAGATTTGACAGCACAGATTAAAATTTTTCGACAAGAAAAACAACAGCGCATTTTTCTTTTCTTGAGGTGATGACATGTCTCGAATAGACCTGACAATAATTTTACGGCATAGTTCCTTTTGTGCATTATCGATAAGAACATCAGCTTTCTTCATCGGAAATCTCCAGAGGTGTCATCACAATTTCGGCACGCGGATTTTCCCGATCCAGCCCCCACGTTATGATCTTCTTTTTTACCTGTCTGTCATTCTTAATCCAGAATCCCTGAAGGCAATCGAGGATGACACTCTCGTCCAGATCAGGCCGACGAGTGGCATAGTAGATTGTCATCGCGACACAAACATCTTCTGTCACCAGGGGATTGAGCTTATTGCACTGTCCACCAAATGCCTTCACATAGTTGCGAGCCTTCATGGATTTGATGAACATCGGTTTTCCGCGGGAATAAACCAGTTGCCTTGAATTTGCCTTGGAAGCTGGCTCACCATAGATAGTGATCTGATGTAGAAATGAGGTTGTTGACATAGAGTGGATACTACTATAGGATCAAATTTTTTAAAAGCGTTTAAAATTTTTATGAGCAAAATGAACGATTACGTTATTGACCTGCATGAAAAAGGTCTAATATCCCTGGACACCAATGGAGATTACATCATGAACAACGACCACTTCCCGCCTCAGCCTGAGCCGGTTGAGGAGAAACCCGCCTTCAAGATTGAGAAGGGTATTCCGATGCCAGCCAGCCTGCGCCACAAGGACCGATGGACACACCTTCCCTTCGACAAGATGGAGGTCGGGGATTCCTTTGTCGTTGACGATATGCACAGCAAAGAAGACGAGACCTCTCTGCGAGGGCGAGCCACCCGTGAGAACAATCGCGATGATGGTAAATTCTTCTCGGTGGTCAAGAACCCTGATCTGGCCAATAGCATGAGAGTCTTCCGTATCCAATGAAAGTCACCAACAAATTCAATCTGCCCCAGCCGGTCGTCACTGCCCTGAACAAGGACGACTACGACAGCGGTGGCAGTCACCGTAGCATCACCCAGTTGATTGACAGCCCTCGCGTATCGATTCTTCGCAAGGAATTTGACGAGGATCGCACTGAAGATGTCTCCGACAAGCTGTGGAGCGTGCTGGGAACAGCCGTTCACAAGATGTTCGAGGATACCGCCAGCGGTGATTACATTTCCGAGGAAAGAATCCACACCAAACATTCCAACTGGGACATCTCCGGTGCCATTGATCTTCAACTCATTGAACCGGACGGTGTTACCTTGATTGACTATAAATGCACCTCGGTGTGGAGTGTCATCTTCGACAAACCGGAGTGGCATAACCAGTTGAACGCCTATGCGTGGCTTGTGAGGCGTTCTAGGGGGCTTTCCGTCAAGACCTTGCAGATATGTGCAGTGCTGCGGGATTGGAAGCAGAGGGACGCTGAGAGCAAGCAGGACTATCCCAAAGCCCCGCTGGTCGTTATCGACATTCCTGTCTGGGATGACGAGAAACAGGATGAATATATGGATGGACGCATCAAGCTGCACAGTGAGGCAGAGTTCGCCCGTCTGACCGGAGAACGGCTGCCCCCGTGCAGTACGCAGGAGCGCTGGGGTCGTGACCCAACCTATGCTGTCAAGAAAGACGGCCGTAAGACCGCGGTAAGAGTCTTCAACTCCGACAACGAAGCCCGTGCCTATATAGGAACAATCACCAAAGACCAGAAGAAACACAGCGTGCAACACCGCCCAGGCGAAATGACACGTTGCAAACAGGATTGGTGCGGCGTTGCCATGTGGTGCGATCAGTATCAGGGAGAGTCATGAACCTAGCCGAAGACAAGGAAATATATGAAAAATGCATAGGCATTGCCCGCAGAGTAAACGGATTCAAATGGTCTCTCAACGGAGACCGCATCATCCTCACCGGAAACGGACGGACCCGCAGCATTCCGCGTGAGATGTTTTTCAAATTAGATGCTAACGAAATTATAAATTTACTGGAGAGAATTGTATGAACGAAGATAAGTGGGAACAAATCGAAGAGGAAGCCGACGCACGACGGGAACGTCTTGACGCCGCCCGTGAGATTTCGAGTTTTATGGACTCGGAAGAAGGGGAAAAATACCTCAACGATGTAGGGCAAGCCTATGCCGTTGTGTGGGCGCATCTTAGCAAGGTGGATGTCACAGTGCATGTGCAACAGCGTAAAGGCTACGGTGACAAGAAGCTGGATTATATATCATGGGCCAGTTGCTGGGGCTTCCTGATGGAATTTTATCCAGACTTCCGCCGAGAGTTTGGCCCTAATGAAGTACATCCAGATGGTTCGGTGTTCGTTCATTGCACCCTGTGGATTCGCACCAACAGCATGGTGCTCTCTCAAAGTGAACGTCTTCCTGTTACGGACAACAGCAATAACGCCGTCGTGAATCCAGACTGCGACCTAATCAACACCGCCCAGCAAAGGTGCTTTGTGAAGTGTGCTGCCCTGTTCGGGCTAGGCCACCGCCTGTATCTGGGAAAAGAGGTTAGAGATCGTCTGGATAAAGCGGAAGGCAAAGAAGTTCCCCAACAGCCAGAACCCAAGGCAGCTCCCAAACCAGAGAAGCCTAAAGCAGTGCCGCCCAAGGCACAGCCCAAGCCGAAGCCAGCTCCCACACCGGAAGCTGTATCAGAACCAGAACTAGACGGCCACCCTGTTGCTCCGGCCCTCACCGATGAGGACAAGACCAACATGGTCGCCAGCCTGATCAACATGGCGAGAGCTACCTGTCAGACCCCCGCCAGCTTGATCGATTTCTGGAACACTAACAAGGGAGATATCAATCTCCTCGACCAAAAGAGCCCAGAATTCAAGCAACTTGTAGAGGGGTTCACTAAATTGAAAGAAGTTTTGGCTATCGCCAAACCACAAAAAAATGACTTTGATGAAGGAGTTGACAATGCCAAGTAAAGAATACGGACCAACCATCGCCGGAACTATCTGGCCCAACGACTACAAAACAACGGCCGCACACCCAGCGTTCAAGACTTCAAACAAGTATCACCTGAAGGTGGATGAAGCATTCCTGAAGCACTTGGTCCAAGCTCTGCGAACCGAAGGAGCGGAGCCACGCATTGCAGTGGCCGTCTGGGAGAATGCCGAGGAAGGGAAGAACACCCTGTATGTCAAGCTCGAAGCGGTAGCCGGAACTCCACAGGACACCCCTCAGCCTGAGCCTCAGCCGGAGCCTGAGCCAGAACCTGCCTCAAGTTTCCCGCCAGAAATACATGACGACATTCCCTTCTGATGCCAACCATCAGGAGTACCAAGCTTCTCACTGGAGCAGATGGCCAGCGATGTGTTAACTGCGGTGTCACGGATGGCACTGTGGTTGCCGCACACTACCAGGGGATACGCGCCCAGCTACTGGGCAAAGGGAAAGGGGCTAAACCCCACGACTTGTGCGTGGCTGACCTGTGCGCCGTATGTCATCGTAAGTTCGACAACTACGAAGTAAGCGCCATGTCCACGAAATACCTGCGTCAGATCGATCAAAGCGAACAGTTTCTGTTCTGTATTATCCAGACCCTTCTGCGCCGTATCGAGCAGGGGGTAATCAAAGTTGACTAAAAAACTTCCAGCCACGGTCCTGACCATCGATCAGTTCTACCATGACAAGATGGCTGTCGCGCAGGCTAAGGAATATCTGCTCGCTCTGGCAGTCAAGACCCAACCCATCTCGGTGGATAACCTTGCCAAACTTCTATACTCTGATGACGGAGTCGAGGTAAAGGTAAGCTCACTCAAGAAGTCCCGCACCCGTCCGCAGGAAGCCTATTACAGGAAGTGGGCGAGGGAGTTCGGCAAGTTCTGCGGGCTGCTGCCTGACGAGATGCATGATGTCTTGTTACGGGAGACATTCGGAACAGTTGAAGTGGAGACAAAATTCGGAGTGCGGCTGCGGCCTGACAAGCGCAGCGCAGGAACGACACGGGCGGAATACGGAGAACTGATCGACACCACTATCCGGCTGGCAGCCGAGATGGGATTTAACATACCGCCCCCCCACAGAGATGAGGATGACTAGATGACACAGCGTCTTATATACACGATTTCCCCAACGCAAAAAAAGCTCTACAAAAGTCTTGAGCTGTCCAAAAGTGAATATGTCAAGGCAGTCAAAGAGACACTGGAAGAAGAGATGAAAGGGATGACCCTGGAGGAAATTTTAGAAGACCCTCGCTGGGATTCAGATGTTTACATGGAAGACGATCAAGGAGACTAGAGATGAACTATGAAGTAACGATAAGCCAGCTTCGCGATCAACTTGCTAAACGCAAGCATGAGTGGTGGCTGTGGCATCAAGCCAATCCGCTCATCTGGGAAAAGTTTGAAGAGTATACCCGCGAAGCAATCATGGCAGGCAAAAAATCCTATTCGCACTGGGCGATTGTCAATCGCATCCGCTGGCATTGCGAGGTCGAGACCAAAGGTGGTGCGTTTAAAATATCAAACAACCACATTGCATTCTATGCACGGCTGTTCCATGCCTACCATCCTAACCATGCTGGATTCTTTAACGTAAAGCCGTTCAAGGAAGAGACCATGATTGAAGAACTCTCCCAACGCAACGTCATCTACCTGGAGCAACGGAACGTCCATTGATCCTCATTGCTATGGAGACCAGCGGGGTTACGCGCCGTGCCTTCCAGCGCTATGCGAAAGCCCACAATCTGAAGTGGGAAGTATGGAGCTGTGATCTCCTCCCCGCGGACGACGACGAGACCGAACACCATCTGGTTAAGGATGCCATTGAAGTAATAGACTCACGCCAGTGGGATTTAATCCTTGCCCATCCTCCCTGTACGGCTATTGCCGTGAGCGGTAATGCCTGGTACGGGCGGGGAATGCCAAAGAATGATGAACGCATCGAGGCGATCCGGTGGACAACAGAGTTATGGGAGCTGATCAAGCGCCGCAGTAAACATGCGGTCATGGAGAATCCGGTAGGGGTTCTTCCCTTCAGGCCGGACCAGTATGTCCAGCCCTACCAGTTCGGACATCCCGAATCAAAGAAGACAGGACTGTGGTTGCACAACCTTCCCCTGCTGGAAGACACCAACAATGTCAAGGATGTGTTCGACAAGTTACCCAAGAACCAGCAGCAGAGACTGCATTATCTTTCACCTTCCAAGGATCGGTGGAAGCTGCGGTCACAGACTTACGAGGGGATAGGCGAGGCAATTGCCAATCAGTACGGGGACTACATCAATCCCCATCACGGTACAAGAATGATTATCCCCTTCTCCTCCGCATTCCTACCTCTTTGGAATGCATCTAGTCGCGATACACCGGACTGAGCGGACCCGCCTCAAACGCTGGCAGATCGGCAAGCTCTTTGATCAGAGGCATCAGAGCCAGATGATCGTTAATGGCGGCATCGAGTCTGTCGATATATTCCCGCTTCTCTGAGGCCGGAATATTCATCTTCATAATTCCATCACGTTCATTACGCCGCTTCGCCAGCCAACGGGACGTTTCATCCAGCTCACCCCCAAGATCAATCAGATGCTGGCGACCTACCATATAACGCAACAGTTCTTCACTTCTGCCGTCCTGATCCAGACTTCCCAGAGTACTGACTACCTTCCTCACTTCCTCATTGAGCTCGTAGAAATCTTCCACCAGCCCACGCCCCTCCGGCAGCGCAAAGAAGCGCTTCAATACCGGCGCGGTGGAGAGTGTCATGGATGGCATCTTCTTGCTCTGGTCACCCACAAAAGCCTCTGTCCGCATGATGTGGTCAAGCAAATCCAGACCATAGATACCAATGGTTCCTGCATACCCTTCTAGGACATGCTGTATTTTCATCGGGCTCATGTTGAGCGCCTTACCGATCATCGAGGCAAATTCACTGGTGTTGAAACGAGCTTGTAAGCCCTCCTCAAACTGCTGGTCAATATAGAAGGGAACCACCGGACGACCCGTGTAGAAGTTATGATTCAGTGCAGCCTCGACAATCGGTGCAATAAGCTGAACACCGCCCAACGGATTGAATTCAAGAGTCGTCCCTACTCCACGCTGTATAGTCCCTTTGAGTTCACGCCGAGTGGTGTCACCGAAAGCCGTATCCAGCATTTTCTCCGGTATGGTCTTGAACAGAAGCCCGACTTCAAACGGCACAGGGATTTTAATCGTGGGTCCAAATGGATTAGGGATCAGCCAGTTGTTGTCCTTCTCGTAGTCGTCCGCCTCTTCATAGTCTTCAGTGTCACTGACCATCGTCCAGTACGCCGCCGTCAGTGCCAGCAGGCTTAACCCGCGGAGAAAAAACCGCTTCTGGATTTGAGCCTTACTGGCCTCGGTGTTGGCCGAGTATCTTCCCCGTGCTGCGCGATAGAAAACATCCAGACCCTGTATTCTCGCATTGAGAAAAGGAATGGCAGTAGTGATCATACGCATAAGCTGATTGTTTCCACGCCTTCCGAAATTCAGAATCTCGATGGCCTGGTATATGGCTTCAGCCTGATTGCCGGTGCGTGCCAGTGTGTCGTCATAGACTGCCTTACGGGTAGCGGCATCCGAGCGTGTGGTCCCCTCTCCCAGCATGTCCCAAGCCCGCTGGAAAGTCTGGTTGAATATCTTGGAACCGGCTCCCGAATAATCCACCCCGCGCCTGCGGGCTTCCTTCTTGAGGAAATCACTGAGATTGCCACGGTCATAGAGCTTGTCATAGCCGGTCACTATGCCCAGCTTCTCCATATTGGTGATATCCCCCACAAAATTCTTGAAGGTAGATACCACAGGGGTGAAGTCGGCCCCCGATGTGGTGTAGGCAGACAGGGAGTCACGCAACATATTAACTACCATGAAACCCGGATCACGGGTCACCATTTCCCGCAACACTTTGGCAGGAACGCCGGTAATATTATTTATAAGCGCTATCGGCCCGCTCTCAGGCATCGTTTTCATCGCCTCGAACAGGAGTGGATCGTCGATAATAAATCTTCTTCTTTTACCCGCCACACGGATATTGTAAACAGACTGGGCCACCGAGGCTGTCAGCTTTTTATTCAGTGGGATTTCCCGCGCCTGTCCCAGATATACCAAATCCCTTATCAGCCTCTGGTCCGCCACGTTCTTCATTCCCATCTCGATGGCGGTGGTGTAGTTCCTCACAACAGAATCCAGCAACGGCACATCCATCTTGCGTTTGCTGCCCTTGAGCTTCTTGAGAGTAAGCTCACGTTGTTCAGAGGTCAGGCTGTCTGGAACCGAATCCATATTGGAAAACATATTGATGAAGTCTATGTCCTCATTCCCCATCTCTTCCAGCTCGCCCCGCGCCTCACGATAGAAGGGATAATAAACCGCGTTATCACGCCAGATATTACCCTGCTCTTCGCTGATGAGACCCGTGTCCTTCATGAATTCAATCACATGTTCGTTATATGCCTGGTACATGTCATACCATTCCCTGATGTACGACTCTCCGCTCTCAGGGTTAATAAAACTGTCCGCTGCGGCTTCAGCCTTTAGCAGCGCTGCATCAATCTCGTCAGGGGGGATCGGGGTATTGCGTCTTTGCTTGGGAGGCTTGTTCTTGTCCTCCTCTATGATCTGTTTCGAGCGAATGGCAACCGCATAAAACTTTGCCGGAGCTTCAAGATCACCGTGGATATTACCGCCCTTCCCCTGCGGGCTGGGCATCAGAATAGACTGTACCTCGACCATTCCATCGACCTTATTGCCCTTATACATAAAATCCTTGACCTGAAATGTACCGTTCTTGTACTCCGCCTGGCCGTGATTCATGGCAGCCGAGGAAAAAGCATCAGCGCGGTCTGCCATAACCTGAGCATACCTGTAGGCAGTATCTCCCAGCATCTGCACACCCTCTTTATCCAAGGTCTGTGCTTCGCGATCTGCGGTCACTGTCATTTTACGGGTGTGCTTATCCACCACACCCTGCCTTGTTTTGGTCAGCAGCTTGCCCCACCACTCACCTACACGGAACTGGGTGAACACCTCGACGTAGGAACGCTTCTCCTCCTTCTCATCGATATACTTGTCCATCGTTTCCTGAATGTCGGGAGCAAGCTCAGGGGTATTGTTGCGGGAATATAAAAAGTCTTCATCCTCGGAAAGTTTGGCTCCGAGGTCGGGGTTACGGCCTACGGTCTGAGCGTCAGGGGAAGCCTTGACACTGTAAGGAGGAACAGAACCGGCAGGCGAATCCTCAACGTCCTTGAGATTAGCCTCAAGGGCTTCTTCTACCTTGGCTTCAGGAATAGGAGTGGGAGGGGGTCTGACAATAGGAGGAGGTATTAACTTCCTGCGAACAGGACGCTTCAGGTTTTTCGGGGTGAATCCGATCCTTTCCGCTTCTTGGAGGTAGTAGTCCCAGAACGGTTCATAAAGCGTACTGTTGATGAGCCGGAGTAAACCGGATGGTCCGGTGGGGCCGGTTCTATCCCCCTCGATTTCTGTAAGTACTCTTCGATAGCTTTTATGTCCACGATACTTGCCTTGCTGACGATATGAGTTATAGACGTATTCTACAGATTGATCAAAAGAATTCAACACTTGATCTGCAAATTCCTCCCTCATTTCCTCTGTGTAAGGAGCAACCGTATCGGTCATTGTCCTGCCGTCTATAAATCGTAAGACAGTGCCATTTTCACCGAGGGTAAAATTAAGACCATCCCAATCATTCTCCGGGTTAGCTTTAGCCGCTACGGCCATAATCTCTTCCTGAGAAAACTTTGAACCGTCCGCTTTTGTAACCGCCATACCTAATTGACCGTCTTCAACGCCATAAGTAGGCCGCTCAATAGCCACCCCGTCTTGTAACAAGCCATCGCCAAGTACGATCCCAATAAACTCAGCCTGCTCAGGTGTGGCGTTTAACAACGCAATCTGAATGTTAGGCTCTACTCCTTCATAGCTTCCAACCGCGGTCTCCACCGTGTGAGGGATACCCATCTTTCTGATGAAAGGTATTTGCCCATCCTCGTCAGTGATAACATCCACCGCCCCGTCATTGAAGACAATCATATCTTCGAGGGTTACCGTCGCTGGAAAACCGTAATCCCTCTCATTCCCCGGCTGGGCCGAAGCAAGTACTAGCGGAGCCCGTCGTTTTGCCAGCTCGGTAAGCTCTTCGATTTGCAGATAATTAGTGTAGGGATGAGTTTTTACCTTGGTGGTGTTACGAGGCCGCACTCCTTTTTCCAGCGCCGGAGTCAGAGGGGTGTCCTTGTCAAACAACCCTTCCTTTACCTGTTCCTCTATGACCTTGATCTGCGGTGCGGCTGCGCTGCTCGCTGCCTTCCACGTTCCAGACCCTGCGCTCTTGCCTGGTTCCTTCGTCATCAGATTCTTTTTACCATAAAACCACAACGCGGCCTGCATCTGGTTAGGCGTTACACCAAATTCATCGGCCAGATAACTGGTAAGGTACTGAGCATAACGGTAGGCACGGTCAGTCGGAATCTGGGCGCTATCAGTTAACTTGCCTGTCTCCTTGTCCGCATCCTTGCGCCGCCACCCGAAAACCCGCGCCATGTGTATATCATGCACACTAAAAGGATTAAAAACATTATTCTGCCTGTCCTGAATGAGCTGCATGTAGGTGGTGGTTTTGAGTCCTCCTCCAACGAGCCCTGTGGTATACATCTTGGCAATGCGCTCAATCTGAGGCAGGCTGATCATCATCCCTCGATCACCAGGCTTCTTCCGTTCTTGGACGGCCTTTATAAAGGCGGCCGTATCAGCAACCGGATCAACCTCTCTGGCTATCGCCATAATATGAAGCGTATCTTGTAAATTATCTGCCACCGGATTTTGGGCAGAAGTGATACCGAAGATCACAGACGCTTCCTCGATATTAGCCGCACCAACTATTTCCGTCAGCCCCTTAGCAAACTGGTCATACCATTGAAGATCATCAACCCCCTCCCTCAATCCTGTCTCAGCCATTTGTCTGAGTTCTGCCAGAGGAGTGGGTCTTACATTACCGTCACGCCTCATGTCTGGAATTTTCTTGCCCGCTTTGTTTGGAGTGGGACGCGGACGACGGGTTGGAGCGCCTGGAACCTTAGCCAGTTGCGCCGAAGTAGGGTTGCCTCCTGTGCGTTCCAGTAAAGCGGCTAAGGCTCTTTCCACCTCACCCATCGGAAGCACAGGGAGTTTTTCCTCCGGCCTAGGAACACGCACCTCTTTTGAGGGGGGAGCGCGTCTAACCTCGGACACATCTTCCTCCTCTGATGCCGCCGCAGTTCTCGCTGCATAGTCCTCATTCAGCGCTCGGACAACAGCGAAGTTGGGTGGACTCTTCTCGAAAGAGATCATCACATCCCCAGACGCTGCCAGTGCCGCATCAAGCCATGAAGGCTTCGTGCCGGAACTTCCTCCTAATAAATAATATTTTACCCAGTCCGCGAATCGCTCATACAATGTTCTGCCACGATAAACCTGTTGCGACATCCACTGCTGCAACTCACCGCTAGTCAATGCCCTTACGAAAAACTCCTCTTGGCTGTCAGTCGCCTTCTCCAGTGCATTAAACAAGGCATTCTTATCCATACCCCCCATAGCCCGACGGGCAATAGGTCTGAATTCCTCCCATACATTTTTGAACTGATCGATTGCCTCAGCCGCTTCCTGCGTAAGCAATTCATTTTCTTCCATGAATGCCCTGTTGAAAGATGCCTCGGTTAAGGACTGATAACGCACCATTACATTGGCGTGCAGGCTTTCATGCAATAGCGTATCTATATCCATTCCCGCTTTACCGTACAATGCGAGAGTACCTGGCACTTCGAAGGCTGTCATCGATCCAGCCCAAGTCATGTCTTTCCGTTGTAGCACCAAGCGAATACCAGTGGACGGCAAGAAGGAAGCTATATCTGCGGCCAGCGCCCGCACCTCTTCCGGCCCGTTAGCTGCGATATCCTCGATAGCCGCCCGCAGTGCTTGCGCTCCCCGCGTTCCGTCAGGATCATCTTCAACAACCGGATCATGCGGCGTTCCGGGCATAATCCGTGATTCGCCTGCCTCCAACAAAGTCATCTGGGAATCGGTAAGAGGGGTTTTAAGAATTTCAGGGCTTACCGGCTTGGCTCTTCCCAGCTCCGCTTCCTGTGCCTGGGTGTATGCCGCTCGTTGATAGGTAGCTATAGTGGCTGCGCTTCCCATGCCAACCCCAAGCATCTTGATGAAGCGCCGTCGTCCGCGAGTCTCCACTTCCTCTATGTCTTCTTCGATCCTCCCAACCTGACGCTGCAACTCACGATCAATCACCCCTATCTCTCTGAAGCCCCTCCTGTAAAACCTCCTACGGTCCGAGCCATATCCACCATCCGTCTTGAGGGCGAGCATTTCAAGGAGACTCAGTGGATTCTCCACCAAGTCCGTTCCATGCAGAGCTCTTTCAAGAAGTGCAGGGTATTGGTCAGGGGCTTGCAACTCGGCAATGCGGGGAACCCAGAAGTCTCTCTGCTCAAGATTACTATCGGCAGTGGCCCTTCCCCGTCTAACCTCGGACACCTCCTCTTCCTCGATCACAGGCGGCCGGAGCCTACCTTCGGCATCGCCACCGTACCCTAACCAGTCACGCAATGTTCCTAAACGGGTTCCTTCTTTAAATGTTTTTTGGAAGGGTCGGTTTTTCCTTGTAAAGCGCTCTAATGAACCTAGACCTACTACTGTTATACCTGTGTCGGTATCTACGATATACCCCGGATCGCTCCCCGCTTCTCCGTTTATTACCGCCCTTCGGGCTTCCTCCACCGTATCTATTTCTATATCACGCACATAGTCTTCATTTTCTAAAGCTCTGCCTATTTGAGCTAATGAAAGTTTTGTGGATAAAGGACCACCCTGTTCGGCAATTTCTTCTGCGGTTTTTCCTCGACCCCTTCTAGCCTCCGACACCTCCTCTTCCACTACCTCCGGCGGGGCATCAGCCATCTTGGCCGTGGGCCGCCAGTCAGGGTCCAAAGCCTGCACCTCCAGCGTCCTCTGTTTCTTCCGTGTCTCTCTCAGGGTCCGTATCGGACCTACCTCCCGTGCGCCTATCTCGCCACTCTCAATAGCCTCGATGAGGCCGTTAAAATTTCTAAAGCCTGACCCACGCAGAAAGTTCATCATCGACTCAAAGAACGTCCTGATCCGGTTGATCAGGGTACGCGGCTTACCCCCGATACGACGACCATCCCGAATCATGTCCGCAATAGCCTCTTCCATTACAGCCGTTGGTTTGTCTGCAAGGTCCGGGTAAAGGACAGCAGCTCTCTCTAGGAAGGTTTCATTTTCCCCCCGATACAAGGGGCTGCTCTTCGGAACCTTTGTCCTCCCCGCCGTGCGTTCCAGCAGAGCCCATTCATCAGCGGTCCACAAATCCAGCTCACGCATCGCATGAACCGTTTCATGATTGAGAAGGTCTTTGATCTCCTCCCAAATCTCATCAGGGGTCGCCCCCTTTTCCTTCATTGAAACAAGTTTGTCTATCCCGAAAAATATTTCATTAAGTCCGGCCTTGTAATAGCCCTGTGTTTCTTTCCCAACCTCCTTGGGAAGAAAGACAAGGTTACCTTCGCTGTCTCGATTGAAGTGATACAGGGCTTCAACGATGGATATCTTGGTCTTGTCCAGACCGATCCGGTCAAGCTCCTTACGCGCCAGCGCCTCAAGGTCAGCCCTTAATTCAGCCTGATCATACTGCACGCCTGGGATATGAGTGGGAGCAGTCGCAGCGGGGGGCAACTCCAGTGGCTTTTCAAGGACGTCGTCGGTGATGCGGCCGCTCTCACGCAGGTCTTTAACAATTCTTTCAACCTTCTGAACGCGCCGTGGGTCCGCGGGATCAATGTTTGCGGCCTCGGCAACAAGATCAGCATCTAGCTCTCCGGTTCTTCCTCTGCCGCCAGCGCCCTCACCCTCATTAATATAGGCTTCAGCAGACTTGAACTGCGAGGTGGTATAGGAAGGAACCTGGAAGTTCGGTAGTCCCTGTTTGGTATGCAGCACCGGCAGTTTACGAATCTTCTGGTAGAGATATTTCATCTCCCCGGAATCCATGTCCTCAATACTTTCCTTGCCCACAAACGCCTTGGCCATCGTCCTGATCGCCGGAGAATTCAGCTCATTGGTTATTCCCTTACGCTCCAGCAGGGTCTTGATCCGGTCCTTGCCGATTTCAATATTCTTAAAGACAAGCTCATCAACCGCCGAATCACGCTTACTGTTAAGGCGCTCGGCTATAGTGACGGCCTGTTCGGGAGTCTTTATCCTTCTCTTCTTCATGGGGAAGGTTCCGTCCCTCCTTACCTTTCCCCTTATCTCATAGGTATCAATAACCTCACCGGCTGAACTGACCACAATTGGCCTGCCTTTCCTTGTTCCACGCGGCTTGGTAGTGGTGGCCTCATAGGTCTCGGTTTCGAGTGTGGCTCCGGTTCCTATATCTCCCAGCTTTCCAAAATCCTTACCCAGAACATCCTTGGCTTCTTCAATGCTGAAAGTATTTGTTTCCGGTAATCCCTGAGCCAGCCTTTTCCGGTTGGCCCGTTGTGCCGCCGTGAGCTTTTGGACGAGCTCCGCTTCGGTCGCCACCCGACCCATCTGTTTGTTCATTGCCTGGTCGGCACTGAGTGTTTCGTCAAACCCTTTATCTATGGTGGTTTCAGCCGCCATATTGAGGGCATCGGTGGTTACCTCGTTAGCCCGCGGATTGATAATGCTGTCGCCGTAGATACCGAGCGTGGTTTCCGTGGGGATATCATAGTCTTCCGCCGACGTTACAATAACCGTACTGGTTGCATTACGAGCAGCCTGATCTACGAGCTGGCTATTGAGCTCTCCAGCCACCACGGCTGCCTCTCCCTGTGTAGGCAGTGGAACCCCATAGCTGACACCTTCTGAATCACGCACGCGGAAAACGGTCTTGGTGGTAGCCATTGGCTGCCCTGCGTTGGGACCGTAGTTTGGAGTTTCTGCCGCGAGTTCTTCAGGGGTGAGATCAACGGTGATCTCTTCTACATCAAAGGAAGTGGCACTGGGAAAGTCTGGACCGATGGTTCGGGCAAGTGTCTTGCCATAGACAACCATGTCATCGGTTTCGGGGGGAATGGTAGAGGTATCTATTGGGGTTGTGGGTTCGGCTGTGGTGACTGGCGGACGGTCATACTGAGCCCTGCGAGCCGTATTGGCTTCCTCTCGGTCAGCTCTGTCTGCGCGTTCTTTCTCCAGTTGGGAATCACTGAAGGTGCGGGTACGGCGTGCGCCTACACCGGCCAAGGCAAGGTCAGCCACAAAGCCTGCTGCACCACCTATGGTGAAGTTATCGAGAGCATCTTCCCCGTAATCATGGTCGGGGTTATAAATCTTTTGCTCCCCCAAGTCCTGCATTAAGCCAGCGATCACTTCCTGTACGCCTTCTTTCCCCGCA